AACCGGGGAGCAACCATGACTGACTTCAACCCGGTCACGGTCCACATCCCGGTCAGCGCCCTCATCGACGGCGCCATCACCAAACTGCCGCAGGACGCCGACCTTGTGATCACCACCGAAATCCGCGTCCCAGCGACAGCATCCGAGCCGCAACCGCAGCCATAGGCGATGACCGCCACCCTCGACCAGGTGCTCGCCGCCATCACCACCGTCAACGCGAAACTGGACGTGATCATGAGCCAGCAGGACGACATCACCGCCGACGTCCAGACCATCACCACAGCCGTCACCGACCTCGGCACCGCCGCCACCGCCATCGAAGCGGAGATCACCGCGCTGAAGACCGCGAACCCGGCGCTTGACCTGACCGGCCTCGACGCCGCGGTCGGCTCACTGAAGACCGCTGTCGCCACCGTCGCCGCCATCCCGCCCGCACCTGCCACGCCTAGCGCCTGAAACCATAAGCCTGACCATGGCCAGGAAACCAATCCGCGAAAGCGGCTGGTGGCGGATCACCGCCCATGGCTGGGAACAAGTCCCCGACGCAAACGCCGAGATGGAAGAAATGGCTGGCCATGGCTGGGACCTCGTCCACGTCCAGCTCGACGCAGCCGAAGTGCCGCTCTGGTGATGACACGCACACGCCGCGACTATCAGCGGTGGGCGCGCCGCGGCAGCACAGCACAACGCGGCTACGGCACCGAGCATCAAGCGGAACGCAGACGGCGGCTAGCGCTGTACAAGCCCGGCGACCGGTGCGCGATCGGCGGTGAGCCGCTCACCTGGTGGCCGCTCACCGTAGCGCGCCGGTTCCTCGACCTGGCCCACGACCACGCATATGGCGGCTACCTGCCCGGCCTAAGCTGCCGGGCGCATAACCGGGCCGAAGGCGCATCACGCGGCAACCGGACACGCGGCGCCGTCCGCACGTGGCCAGCAGCACGACACTGGTAGCCGCGCATATACCGCGCATACCGCGCATACACGGCAGGCGAACCAGGCAGGCGAACGCGAGACACCAACGCAAACGCGAACGTCAATGGCAGGCGAACGCGAACGCGAACGCAGGCGAAAATGACACCAAAGACGGCGAGCACAGGCAGTGACCACGGTCAGCGCGACCACCCAACCGGTCAGCGGTCACCACCCCGGCCCTCCAACCACCCTGGATGGAAAACCGCAGGTCAGCGCGCCGTGTCGAATCGCCGGGCCGCTGACCTGCAAAGATGTGGACTCCGCAGCCGACGTTCATATTCAAGTCACGTCGCGTAACGTTTCGGCAGCGGCTAGCGAGCGTGAAACCACACGACGTTACGGAGGGTGATTGTGGCCGATTCGACGGCCCTCCGTGTCCGCCGTTCCCGCGCGCACAAGGCAGGCGACCATTCCTTGTGCCGCCGCTGCCCGGCGGTCCGCGGCGAGGCCGAATCGCCGCAGGACGTCACGCCGCTGGCCGGGAGGATCACTGGCGCGGATCTGGACCCGCTGGCGGAGATGCGCGCCCTCGCGGCGCGCCTCGCGCTCGCACATGAGGCCGAGCCGGGTAATTCGCTGGTGGCGCGGGAGCTGCGGATGACGCTGGCGGAGCTGACGCCGAAGGACACCGGGAAGGCCGCCGATGCCGACCTCACGGGACTCTTCGGCGCCTTGCAGGCCTAGGTTCGCGACCCCGGCGACTGGCCGGCCGAATCTGGCGAAGGGAATCGCGAAGACAGCGGAGCTGCTGAACTTCCGGACGCCGCTGGGGCCGGGCCTGATGCCGTGGCAGCACGAGGCGAACGGCATCGCGACGGAGCTGAACCCGGACGGCCGCCTGGCTTACCGCCAGGTGGTGATCGAGGTGATGCGGCAGCAGGGCAAGTCGGTGGACCTGCTGTCGATGATGATCGCGCGGGCGCTGCGGCGGCCGGGGACGCAGATCTCCTACACGGCGCAGACGCGGCTGGATGCGCGGCACCGGATGCTGGACGTGTGGTGGCCGCGGATTGAGCGGAGCAAGCTGGCGCCGTTCATCGGCATCCGCCGCGGTTCCGGTTCCGAGGCGCTCGTGTTCAAGAACGGCTCGCTGCTGGGGCTGGTCAGCAACACGCAGACGTCCGGTCACGGCGACAACCTGGACCTGGGCGTGATCGACGAGGCATGGGCGCAGGAAGATGACCACCTGGAGCAGGCGATGCGCCCGGCGATGATGACGCGGGACGCGCAGCTATGGGTGGTCAGCGCGGCGGGCACCGAGAAGAGCACGTACTTCCGCGGCAAGGTCGATGACGGCCGGGCGCGCGCAGAGATGGGCGTGACGGAGAACGGCTGCTACATCGGATATTCGTTCGCCGATGACGAGGACCCGGGTGACCCGGTGACGTGGCGGCGGCGGATGCCCGCGCTGGGGATCACCGTGTCCGAGGAGACTGTGCGAGCCGACTACGAGCTGATGGACGAGGCTGAGTTCCGGCGCGCCTACGGCTGCCAGTGGCCGGAGGTCGCGAAGCCGGGCTGGGGTGTGATCGGCGAGGACACCTGGGGCGCTGCGGCGGTCCGGGGTGGCGTGCTGTGAGCGGCGAGGTCGCGTTTGGGGCCGCGATCAGCGAGGACCGGAAAAAGGGCTCGATTGTGGCGGCCGGGCGGTCCGCGTCCGGGAAGGTCCTGGTCGACCTGGCGCCGTTCTACGATCACCCGCGGCTGATGGTGGCCCGCATGGCCCTGCTGGCCGCGAAGCATGACCCTATTGCGGTGGTCGTGAACCCGAAATCGCAGTCGGGGACGCTGGTCAAGCCGCTGAAAGAGCAGGGGATCATCGCGCTGGAGCCGTCGGCGCAGGACGTGGCGGTCGCGCACGGCGAGTTCCTGGACCTGGTGGACGGTGGCGGCCTGGAGCACCTGGACCAGAAGCCGCTGACGGACGCCGTCCGGGCCTCTCAGCAGCGCCCGCTGGCCGGGGCGAACGCATGGGACCCGAAGGTGGACGTCGATCAGGCGCCGCTGGTCGCGGCCACGCTGGCGTGCTGGGCGTTCCTGCGATGGGAAGAACTGGCCGCGCCCGGCGTCTGGGCGCTCTGACCGGCATCCCGCCAGGGACGGCCCTTTCAGGGCGTGGCAGGAGTTCGCTTCTAAGTCCCCGGCCCGCGGTACCGGATCAGCCCGATCGCGCCTGCACGCCCCCGGCGGGACGGTTTCAGTCTGCCAGCAAGCAAAAAACCTGCGCCCAGGGAAGGTGAGTCATGCGGCTGTCCATTGTCCTGCTGTTCGTCTCCCTCGCCGGAATCCTCGGCGGTGCGGCGCTGATCGGCCTGTGGGCGCTGGGTCTGGGCATCATCGCCGACTCCATAGCGGTGGGCGTGTACGCGCTTCTCCGTGACGATGAGAACCTGCCGCGGCCATCTGTGCATGACGTACCGACGCTCGCGCAGGTCCTTGAGAGGGCACGCGCCTCGTGATCTGCTCACCGTGCCGGGACGGTCACCATTCCGCCTGTGATGATGTGCCGCGTCTCGACGCTGAGACGATGGGCCTGATCATCGCCGCAACGCCGGGCGCAGGCCGGTGGTGCGACTGCCAGCACCAGGCGCGGCGCGCCGCCGGGGTGGGTGCCTCGTGAGGTTGTGGGATCGGCTGATCCGCCGTGACGCCAGCTACTGGGAGGGTCAGGCCACCGGCGCGGCCGTCCTGACGACGACCTACGCGGGCTCTGACCGTGAGGCGATCATGCCGCAGATGACGGCGTGGGCGCAGAACACGTACGGCAACAGCGCGATCGTGTTCGGCGCGATCCTCGTCCGCATGGCCCTGTTCACCGAGGCCCGGTTCACCTATCAGGCCAAGGACGACAAGCACCTGTTCGGGAACACGTCGCTGGCGAAGCTTGAGGAGCCATGGCCGGGTGGCACGTCCGGTGACCTGCTGGCCCGCATGGAACAGGACGTCAGCCTCACCGGCAACGCCTACCTGTGGGATGCCCCCGGTGAGGACCGCCTCGTGCGGCTGCGGCCGGACTGGACGACGATCGTGTCCGAGCTCGTCCAGGTAGCGGGCGGCGGCCAGTACCGCCAGGTGACCGGCTACTGGGTTGAGCCGCCCAGGACGGTTCAGGGGCAGGGGAAAGGCCAGTTCTACCCGGCCGATGAGGTGGTGCACTGGGCGCCGATCCCGGACCCGGCGGCGGACTTCCGGGGCATGTCATGGCTGACTCCCGTCTACCGGGATGTGGCCGGGGATGACGGGCTGACGAAATACAAGATCAAGTACCTGCAGAACAACGCCAGCCCGAACCTGCTGCTGAAGTACGCGCAGAAGCTTCAGCCCGGCACCGTCGACGCGATCCGGGAGCGGATGACGGCCCGGTATGGCGGCGTGGATAACGCCTTTAAGACCCTCGTCCTCGACCAGG